GGGGATAAGAACATCGGTATTAGCTTTGACAAAGTCTTTGAAATCGCGGAATGCTGGAATTCCGGTTGTGACGATCCAATCGCTTGCACCTTCTAAAGCAGGCACAACATATACTTCAAGTTTAGTAACAAGTTCCCCAAGTATGGGAAGTAAAGCCTTGCCGATGCTTTCCTGAATCTCGCCAAGGCGAAAATTGAAAATTTCAAACTTGCCCGCCGCTGTGGTGCCCCACACTTCTGCATAACCGCCGACCTTCTCGGTCAGTCCTGAAACAAGTTGGTCAAAGTTTCCGGCCAGAGTGTTGGTGTCTTTGAAATCAATACCGACCTCTTTGAGCGCACGCCCTTGACCGAGCAAAGCTTTACCGAGCGAGCTCGCGGCATCCGGTAGCAACTGGCCGGTCTTGCGCGCGTAATCCTGCAACAGCGGCGTCAACTTGGTCAGCTGTGCCCCGGTGAGGCCATACTGTGCAAGAACGGCTTGACCGCTCGCGGTCGCGTCATCATCGAACCCAGTCTTAAGCGCTAAGGCTGAGTTGAGTTTCTGTAACGCTTTTTGGTTGGTGTCTGCAAGCGCCGGGAATCGTGCGAACGCATCCGACAACTTGCTTTGCGCAACTTCTGCATCAAGGAACGCCGTGACCGCACCCTTACCAAAATCGAAGATAGCTTTAGCACCAAGGCTAACCCCGATGATCCCGCCCAACCGGCTAAAGTTTTGCGACAAACTCCCTACACTTTTTTCAACCGAACGCATCGACTTCAGCGCGCTCGACGGGTCGCCCAAAATCTTGTAAGTCATCGTCTTACTTGCCACGATTGCGCCCCGCTTCCTTAGATTGCGCTAGTAGCTCGTCGGTTATTTCTTTAGTGCGCGCCCGATAAATCCGATACCACCAGAAATCGAGGTCCCAAATATTAAATGGGGTGATGCCGCTGCCGGGAATGTGCACGTTGATGGCAGGTAACCACGCCTCGATGTCGTTTTCGAGATCGTCAGCCCACCGTAAATCTTCTACGACGTGGGCTCGTCGGCGGACTCGTCCGGTTTGACTTTTGGGACTTCCACCTCATCGTCAGCATCGGGGATAAATTCCCAGTCGGTGAGGTCGAAGTCGCCCGCATCTTCATAGGTAAGGTTGTCGCCTGCTTTACGACGTGCCAAGAAGATCATGCCCGTCAGGTTGGCAAGTCGTTCGTCTGCAAACAGATCGAAAGTGCCGGATGCTTTCAACGATTCGCCGAGATCAATCGAAAATTGTTGCATCGTGCTGGGGGTAACCGCAACACCATCAAGCTCTTTCGACGCCCGCTTCAGATACCGCACATCGTTATTAGTCGGATGCGTCAAACCCTCGCTAAGCGGATACTCAACCAAACCAACGCGAATCTTCATCTTGCCCCAATCGCTCGTTCAGCCTTTTTCAATGCTAATAATAACGCATCCATCATTTCACCGTTAGCTATCGGTGTAATCACTGCACCAAAATACGGGTTACCCGTTTGGTTGACCCACACCTCACGATTGCCGAATACCGGGTGCCGCAGTTGTGACCTTTTGTTATATGCCGCAAGGAACCCAGAATGCAGAGCGGGCAAATGTTTAGGCGACGCAATAATTGACACACCGGCCGACTTTTTAGCAAAAGACAACTTGCTAGAAACGCCTTGCGCAATTCCCGCCCGAGTGTCAAAGCCTTCAGCCGGACCCTGCCCGGGCAAATCTTCTTGCACCTTGTCTTGCACAGCCCGCACCGCTTGTGCTGATATCTTTTTTATTTCACGTCGCAACGCGGTCAAAGCGACCGGGTCAAACTTTTTTAGGTCACGTTGTAACCGTTGCAACTCGGTCGTGTCGATATAGACAAGCGGGCGGCCAGCCATCAGATCGAAGTTTCCGCCGTCACAATGCTTACATAGATGGGGTGTGCAGCGGTTTTATCATCGACAACCTCGAAGTCAATTGAAATGGTAATCGGTTCGGCCGAGTTAGTGACCATCGGTAGCGCCCCGTTTAGTTTGATTGCGGGAATAGCAATCGAAAACTGTGGGAATACAGCGCCCGTGATTGCAACAGTGCCCGTGTAAGTGATGAGCAGCGGCAGGGAAGTGCCTGCGAGCCACAAGTCTCTGAGGGTGTTGTCGGCGTACTCGATGGTGAGCGATCCGGTAGCAGTACGACGCCCGAGAACGGGCTTGCGGGATAGTTTGCCGTTGCCGCCGAAGTTGAACCCAGCCGCGTCGATCCCGTTGCTGTAGGTGAGACTAAACTCGGTCACGTTCACGGTTGCGGTCGGGCCAGTACCGATTGCGGTTGTCGTCGGTACAGTGAGCGTGCCACCGAGACCAATAGCGCCACCCGCAAAAGACATCGGGAAGACGTTTGTGTGGTAAGCCGCCGTCGCCAACCCGGTCGCCGTAACAAGGTCTTTACCCACCCAGTCAAAGCTAATTGTCGGAATCGTCGAGTTGCCGCCCGTAATGGTGAAGCCGGTGCACACACAACCGACGAAAGTCTGTGCCAGAACAGAGCCACCACCAACCGGGGGGGCACCCTTTTGGATCGTGTAAGACGACAGGCTATCAGTCGTCGTCGGCGTGAAATTCTGCTGATATGCCGAACCCGTCACAACGGTAGACGTACCTGTGCCGCCGAAAGCCGCTTCGATTGCTTTGCCGTTGTTCTTAGTAAGCAGGTCCATCTCAAAACTTCCGGTAACTTCAGTTTTGACCAGCACGCGACGGTCGCCGTAATTCATCCGCTGCCCGACCCGCAGACCGTTGCCCTGTGCGTAAGTCAAAGCCGCGTCGAACGACTCCGTGTTGAACTCGTAGAACTCGTCCACGGTGACACCGGTCCCGAACGTGGTTTCTTTTTTCAGTGCAAGCTGTCCGTCTAGTTGCGTAGTCATGCTGTGACTCCTTCATTACCCTCAGGCATAACCGACACAACGGGTGCCGAACCGACGCGCGCCCACAAATCTGTTTGGGCTGCGAAACTGTTTGCAAAAATGTCTGTAACCTCAAAGGTTTCGCCCGCCGCAATTGTTCGGCTAAGGATCGGCACCATAAGATCGTGGCCGGTGATATTCTTGAATTTAGGCATGATCTCTCCTACGAGGTAATTCGTGCATGTGCTGTAAATGTGGCTGTAATAACTTGCATACGACCCTTGGAAATAACCGATTGATCGGTTGCCTCAGCGCTTGCATATTGGGTTAGGAATATTTCGCGCACTACCCCGCCGAGCGTGTTATCGGTGACGCGCACATATTCGGATAGCAACCCGAGCATTGCGTCGGCCCGTACATCGACCACGCTTTCCTGCTCAGCACCACCGAAACGGAACGCGCTAATAATCACCTCAAGGGTCAGCGTTTCCTCGCGTGTGCGCCGCGTTGCGCTAATCGTTGCCGGCTCTTGGTCGGATGTGCCAACACCCAAAGAAATGACATCGGGGAGCGCATCAAACGCAGGATAGCCGCGACCAATCGAAACATCTTGCCCCGTGAACAGGGTTGCAGCAGCGGCCAACATTGCCGACTTCAGCCCTTGCATCGCTGAATATGGCATCAGGCGAACCCGGGAATATCGTCATTGACATCGAGCAGCTCGGTAATGCGTTTCCGCAATCCCATCGTTATCTCGCCCGGTCCGCCTTGGTCAGCAGTTCCAGGGCGATTAGCTTGCCGTCCGGTCTGCCACCACAAGCGCACAAGCTCGCGTGCAGCCAATTCGACGTTCGGCGGTATTGTGGCAAAGCCGACCGTGACAACGACGACGACGTTTCGGATACCACGATAGAAAATATCAAAGTCACCCGTACCAGCCGAGATGATCCCTTGCGCACCGTTGGCAACATAACCCGTTACAATTGAACCCTCGACGGTCACAGACGTGACCGCATTGAACTTGAATGGCAGAGTTACTTCTGGGTAGCCGCCATCAAATGTTAGTGTGCGAGACTCGGCAAACATTGGGCCGCCCATGCCCTCAATGAACGGGGTAGCGGCGGATATATAATCTTCAAGGTCGGTGTCGTAAGTTGACGCTGTGATCCCTAGCGATAACTTCACTTTTGCAAGTGTGGTCAGTCCGCGAACAATTGCCATCATCTTCCTCATTTTCTCGAAGCTCGACAGGAGCAATAGCGGGACGTGTCTCAACTTTTGGGGGCCACACAGCTACAGGCTTGAATATGCGGATTCCCATAACTTCCACCCGTCACCAATCGCCCAATTGCGCGCGTGCTCTTTAGCCGCCGCACCCATTGACTCGCGCATCTCGGTGTCATTCACGAGGTCGCGGAGTTTGCGTTCCCATTCGTGATCCTGTGACACCAAAAAGCCGGTAACCCCATCAATAACGAAATCGCTGTACGGGTCCCACTGGGAAGCAATGCACGGAATACCGAGCGCCGCATATTCCAACGTTTTGATAGCCGACTTAGACCGATTGAACTGGGATGGAATCAGCGGTGCAATGCCGATATCAAAATCGATGCTGCGGTAGTAATCGAACAAATCTGTCGACCAAGTTGTGTGCCGACCTCGCACCTTATTAGCAATCAGATAGTTAGCGCCAATGGAATGAAAATCTACGGCCGGGTTACGGTCTAAAAATCGTCGCAACCGTGGCGCAACCATCTCCCAATCACGCAAATGGGAATCACCACCAGCCCACCCAACCGTTACACGATCCCGGCGAGGTCGCACAAGGTCAAATAAAGCATTATCGACATGGTTGGGTAGTACGGTCACGTTGTCATTGAACTGGCGCATAACGGCCGCCAGTGGCTCGGTAGACACCGTTACAAGGTGGGCAATCGACGCCGCCGACTCAATCTCCCGCAATTGGTCATCTGTAAACGATCGTTTGGCGCGAAAGTTGCTCGGGTCGATACTCCACAAGTCGTCATCTGTTTCCCACACAAGTTTGTGTGTGCGCCAAGCTTTTAACCAGTGCGGCATGAACCCGGGTCCGCCGAGCCTTTGCCCCACAATAATGGCATCGTTCGGGGCTGTACCTTGCCGAGAATATTCGACATCAAGCCCGTTAGCTTTCATCGTGTCAAATGGCAACCTAATACGGTAATAACCGCACGCTGTACCATCTTCATACGCATAAACTTGCACAGCACTCCTAGATAGGGGGGAGGACCTTCGACCCTCCCCCCACGTTCTTAGGAGAGAATCAGGAACTTGACCGCGTTCGGGTCAAGCGCCACAGCACCACTACGAACAATTGCGCGGAACGCGGTCTGATCGTTAGCGAAACCCGATTCAGACGAACGCTCGAACCGAACCCCACCCGCGATACGAACCGCGAGCGCCGAGAAATCACCGAAGTAAATGATTTTCTTGGTCGAGTCCGTAGCCGGCACGCCGGTGTAAACGGGGAGGAACGGGTCAATGTAGATCGGTCGTCCCTCAATGAGGGCAGGGTCGCCAACCTGCAGCGACCGCTCCCACACGTACTGTCCGAGGGAGTCCTTCAGGCGACGCACAAGCCCAGCAGTACCGTCACCCATCAACCAAGACGAGTTCGTCCGGTACTCAGGGAGCACCGAATGGAACAGGTCAATGAGCAGGTCGGCACCCTGTCCGGCGGATGCCTGAGCGCCCAACGTTCCAGATGCTGCACCAGTCGGCCCGGTCACACCTGTAACAGTGAATCCGGCCGTGATAGCTGCGACAGCTTTCTGCCCAATCTTGCGACCAAGCTCACGACCGGCCGCACGGGCAAGGTAGCCCTCGACGTCAAAAGTGGCGTCGGAGAGGAGCTCGTTAGGTACGAGCGTGAGGTAGCCGTCCTTAGTAACCGACAGGTCGGTCGTTGCAAGAGTTGCATCAGTTGCGGTGATTGCGGCGTTAGCGGCAGCACTCGCCCCCGTAGCGTGAACGGTAACCTTCGGCATCGGCAGGGTGTTTCCGTCGGCAGTGTTGATAATCATCACACCGGCCTGAAGAACCTGCGAGGTCGCTACAGCGTATTCGTACAGCTGCGAGTACACCGAGCTAGGCCCAGCACCCAAAGTTGCAGACATCGCGCGAGTCTCGAACGTGCGGCCGCGGTTAGCCACTGCACGCTGCTCGGCACCAAACTCACGCTGGAGGTCGAAAGCGTCACCCATACGGGACTCACGCGCCCACTTACCGAAAACACCTTCGCCAGTCGAAGAAACGTCCTTCGACGATCCACGGAAGCTAATTTCGATGTCTTTGGCACGCTGTTCACCCTCGTGGATAGCAGTCATACGCTTTCCAATACCATCCGACTCGGCAAGGTACTGATCAAACGAGGTCTGTTCCTCAACGGACAGGTCGCGGTTCTCGGTCACACCCTTCTGGGCGATCTGTGTAGCATTCTTCAAAAGACCATCACGGCGCACCGCGAGATCGTCAATAATTTGTGACATGGTTTGTCCCCTTTCGGGACTCGTTGTTAATGAGGCCCGGTGGGTTTCGCCCTGCCGGATTATTTACTACAACCGCTTTAGTGCAATGGGGTTCGCCCTGTCGCACCTAACGGGGATTTATTACAGCTTTACTGGTGGAACATTCAACACAGCAGCCAAAGCCGCCTGAGCCGAACGCTTTTTATCCACCACGTCGGCCGTACGCTTGAAGAACTTTGTCAAATCGCCAGCCGTAGCCATTGACCGAACTTCCGCAATGTCAGCATCAAAGTGACGTGCAAGAGACTCCAGCGCACCCTCGACCGATGACCGAACACCCGTCGAGGTGTCCTCATACGCCGGACTCAGCACACTAGCGACATCGTACAAACGCACATCGAGCAGTGTCCGCATCGGGTAACCCTGATCCGATGTCGCCCACTCGTCGGAACCCTCACCCGTGGTAGCAAAAGCGAACGACGATTGGCGTACATCGCCACGCTGCACAAGCTCGTACACATCGGCACGAGTTTGGGGAAGGTCAGCTTCATACATGAGGCCGACATTATCGACCGAAAGCCGCAACGTGCCGCCCGCAATCGTACCCAAAACCATATTGTCATCATGGTTATGGCGTGCGACCGCTCCATGGAACCCGTCACCCCGCGACTTGTTGAAAGCGCCGGGAGCAATACGCTCCACGAACCCGCCCAAGTTTTGGCTCATACGCTCAAACTTTGCCGCGTACCCCCCAATCATCATCTTCTCCGAGCCGGCCCGAACTTCAACCGGAACAGAGGTATATCTACGCTCTTGCTGTGTCATGATTCTCCTCGTTTACCTTTGGACCGGCTCGCCGTTTGGTGCGGGCACGTTATGGAAGTCGCCACCGGCAACGGGCGCAAGGTCCTCATAGGCTCGCGCTTCATTCACCGACAGACGGCCGTCCAAAATTTGGGCACCGATTATCTCGGTGCGCGTTTTGATATCGGCCCTGATTCGGGCGTCAACGTTCAACTTCATGTAAACACCATCGGGTAGCAGCCGGGTCATAGCCCGCTCAATACGGATTACATACGGTGCCGCGTCCTGTGCACGGTTCAGCGACCGCGATTCGTCATTCGTGTACGCAACCGAGCCCTGTGCTGGTGTGCCACCAATCTCGCGCGGATCAATGCCATAAATAGCTGCAATCTGATTCGCTGAAAGATTGAGCGTCTCGATGAACTGTGCATGATTCGGCGGAATCGACATCGCGTGCAATTCCCAATCGGAACCGACTACGAACGGTTTGCCATTAGCAAAAGACCTTGAGGCACGCTCGGCGGCCGTAGCAGCCACTTCCGCGTCAATCATTTTTGCGGTGTTCTTTAGCACCGATGGTGGCAAACCGCCCCCGCGCTTTACATCTGCATAATCTTGCGCCGACAACCCGGCCCGAATGATCGCCGCATAATGCTCAATAGGTGACAGGCCAACCTTTTTACCGGGCGGAACAATCCACGGAATATGGGCAATCATCCCGTCGGGCAATGGTGCCCCGTCAAGAATCCAAGGCGTGTTATCGCCACCCGAGAACATGCCGCTCCACATAATCATCAAAGGGCGCTTATCGGGTGAGAACGCGGTGATCTTGCCGACCGCGTTGCCCTGTGCCGCAATCGAATAGACCGCTTGCCCTAGAAACGTACCTAAGCCGATTTCGTCATCAATGTTGCGCGCCAACTCGGGAGGCTCGACCGCAATACGCTTCGTGCCATCAAGTCGGTAAAAGTCCACCGGCAACGTCGAAACATAATCAACCAAGAAACGGAGTGCAGCAAAAACAGGTGCCAAGCGGATCGCTTTAGCCTCATTGACCGCCAACGGTGGCGGGTCACCATTAGCCCACCATTGCGGTACAGCCCGCACTTCAGCCGTTTTAAATAGCACGCTCATTTGTCCCCATTCCTAGACAACCACGAGAACAGCGCCGAAATGCCAATAAGGCCCGCACCGAAAACAATCAACGCGACCGGCCACAACCACACCGCAACCACGAGCACCATGCACGCGATACCTGCCGCGATGATGATGCCGCCCGCGAACTCCATAATTGTGGTAACCAAAATAACTCCTAAAAGAACGACTTGTCTAGGTCGTAGTCGGCTAACGCATTAGAAAGATGAGCAGCATACGCGACGGTTGCCGCACGTAACGGGGTTACATCCGTGGAGGATTTGGACGCCGACCATAAGAACTGCTCACCCGAAAACCGTTTACCAGCACCAAGCACCGCCACCGTTAGCGGCTCTTGCCCTTTATGCTTCAGCCGCCCGTTTATAAAGCCGTCAGTGATCGTCGCGCAAGCGTTACGAAACTCGGTTAGCGACAGTTGCACCACCGTAATACCTGCATCCTCGAACGCGGGGACGAGTAGCTGGTTATCGCCAACCCTGTCCATAGCAACCGAGGATAAGCCTTTAGTTTGCAGCACCTCAAGGGTACGAGTTACCGCAAAATCTTGTGCCCATTGGGCGTTGGAGCCTAGCTCGTATTGGATCACATCAAGCAAGTCGAACCCGCTAGAGCTACCAGCCGCGACGATTGCGAAAGCCTGCGACAAACCGGAACGAAAATCTATAGCAATCGACGGCGGGCCGGTAATGGTTGCGTCTGGCTCTAGGTTGGTCTCGAACACACCATGCGGAAACGCACCCTCCACCATCGTGTCAACCCATTGGCACAAGACCTCAGTGCGGAACACCCGCTCGGGGTCAGTTGTCAACGCCGACCCGATAGACCGTTCCGTGATCGAAAACCCTAACGACGGATTAGCTTGCGCCCACCCTGCACGATCCCGCACATCCATACATGGAGCGGCCGACCACTCAAAAATGCCTAACGAGGTGTCGTCGATGTCGTCAACAAGATCGTCAACCCGCGACGACTCTTTGCTCAACCCATCCGGGTCGCCCAACGCAATATGCGCCAAAACTCGCAAATGAGACAACACCACCGACGAACGATCACCCGCATTAGACGCCGCCCAAATTTGCGACAACTTTCGCGCCATTGTCGTTTTTGTGACCGCCGACCACGCCTCCCAGTTTTGATGCTCGCGTAGCTCATCCAAAATAACTAGGTCACTAGACAGCCCACGACCACCGCGCCTAGTAGCCGCCTGCACTTTGTACCGTGAACCCGACACCAGACGAAGCGCTTTCTTGCCGTTGGTCAAATCGACCTTATCAATCTCGGCCGCAAGCTCAGGAACCTGCTGCGCCATATCGACAGCGCCGCTCCAAATTTCTTCGGCAATGTCAAGATTTTGAGCCGAGCCGAGCACCAACGGGGCACCATCAACAAACATGCGCCACAACGACAACACCTGCATGAGGGTGCTCTTGCCATTCTGGCGAGCCACCAACAACACAACCGTGCTAAACCTGAACGAACCATCGGGCAAAGTCTCAAGCGCATGAATCAGCAACCACCGTTGCCACGGGTACAGGTCCAGCTCTAAAACTTCCTCAGCGAACCGGATGCACTCAAACCCACGCGAACTGGTAGCCGTCAACTTCCTCAGCGGCGGGGTAAAGATGCGAGGTTGCTCGCACCCCTCAAGCCGACTTATCGCCACGGATTGCCGAAAGCTTGCCACTCGCACGAACCACCTTCTGATCAAGTGCCTTACGCCCTGCCGGCGTCAGACCGAGCTGATCGCAATACTTCAAAAAAGCCGAAAGACTCACGTTGTCATTCTGCGGAACCGTAGGACGCGAACCCGTATCACCAGCATCCTCACCAGCCCACCGAACAACAACATCCCACGCATCAATCTTCCGAGCCAACGCACGCAACGCCTCAACCGCCCCAGCATCCATCGGCGTCAGATGCACAGCCGCAATGATCGCCTCATCGGTTGCCGTCACAAGATCAGACATGCACACACCCCAAACCTATGTTCGAATGTCACACACAGAACCAGAACACATATTCGAAAAACTCGCGCGCGACCCCCACCCAACGTCTCGGGGGGAGAAAAACGGATCACCCCGACGGTCTTACGTCGCATTTTTCAAAAAAACCGAAGAGCCCAAATATTCCGCGGAAACACGCGGTTTTTGCCCAGTGTTTGCGCGGTTTTTGAGTTTGTGGCTAGCATCGGCTGATATTCGAACATAGGTTCGGAACTGGAGCTATGTTCGAATCAGGCTGTACAGATGTTCGAATTACCATGCTGAGTTGGTCCATGATGTTGTTGCCTCATAGGCTAGACCGGCTCGATGCGCCTTGCGCTTACGATTGCTGCGCCTAGCCCCGTCGCTGTAGTTGCAGCGCATACACTCGGGCCCGTGGTTATTGGGGTCGAGCACGTCTCCACCGTCTTCTAACGCGGTGTAATGCCCGAGTGTGATGGAATTGCTGTGCCCTTTGGGCGCATCCGCATACAAGTCTTTGCCGCACCGCCAACACGATTGAACATCGCCGCGTGCTTTCAGTGCCGCTATGGCTGACATGTACCTACGGCCACCGCGCGGGTTAGTTGCCATCAATCGCTCGCATTAGTGCCGCGTAGACTGCCGGGTCGAGATGATCGAGGATGGTCACGCCTGCTCGTATGGCAGGGCTGAGCATCTTGAGCTCGACGTCGTTAGCGGCTGTTATGACTTCGGCTACAGCGTCATTGATTGCGCCCGGTTCGGCCGTCCATGTGTCGGCGTGCGGCATCATCTGTATTTGTCGCTGTACGGCGTCACTCATCGCTTAGCTCATCGTTGCCGCGTGCTAAGGCATCATCAAACGCGGTCAGCGCTGCGGTGATTTTGTCTACCAGCCAACCGATCACAGGTATCTGCATGGTGCTCCCAAATGTATGTTTATTTGGTTTAGCGGGCTTTATAGCAATAAAGCTTTACACATGCGCCCTATGTGTAACTATTTAGGCTGTTTATTTACACATAGGCGCGTATCCGTAAATAGGTGGATATCATCCGTTATATCTACTTGGGTATAACCCCGCATGGCTTGATGTGGGGATAATCCCGCTTGCAAGGTTGTTCCGCTAATGGGGCGATTCAGTCGGCAACCGAACAAACGACTTAAGCAATCACATTCCCAAAATCGAACGCTTGTTGGCTTAACGATTTAGCAATCATTTCGCAATAGCGTTCCTCAAGCTCAACGCCAATACAAGTGCGGCCAAGGTTGCGAGCAGCAACAAGGGTTGCGCCCGAACCTGCAAACGGGTCCGCGATCGTTCCGGGCGGACAACGGTCGAGCAGTATCTCCATAAGGCCCACGGGCTTCGGGGTTGGGTGGCCGATGCGGGCGACCTCCACCGAGCGTGCTTCTGCTGTGGTTATTACCGATCTCAGCGGCGGTGACGACGGGCGGAACCCTTTGCCCAGTATGTATATCTCTTCATCGTTGGACATGAACGGCATATTGGCTGGGCCGGGGGCTTGACCCTTCTTGTGCCAGATCAAACGGTGTTGCACGTCATCTGGGCGTTGCGCACGCCATGTGCCAAAGACAATTGCGGAACGCTGCTCTCCCCATGCTGTTAGAACAGCGTCACGAACCTCAGTTGAGTTGTCGCCCGATACGGCATTGCGAATCTCGGTCTGTGATCCCTTGCCCTTGTAGCCGCCCTTGTGGGCAGTCCACGCGATCCCATAAGGCGGATCGGTCACGAGAACGTCAGCGGTGAGCCAGTCAGTTACCTCAAGACAATCCCCGAAGTACAGGGTAACGAAGTCGTCTTGGTAATACGGGGTACTCACAGCGCGGCCAGCCCTTGCAATGCAAACCCGTTCGCGTCAATCTCGAAGACCATCAACGCGGGGTCGCCGTCCTCGCCTTGCGAGTTGCGCACCCACGCTGAACCGTTGTCGAGACAAGGTGCTTGGACGTGCCACCGGGGTTTGCCTGTTAGCTCGTTACGTCCAGATGGACGAATTGAAGCAAAATGGAAGTGCCCTGTTAGCAGCACATCGCAATTGAGGACACCGGCATGGGTCATTTTCGTCCACCAGGTAATTACACCGTTCGGCCCGGATGCTTGGTGCCCGTGTGCGAGCCCTAACCTTGTGCCGCGGATGTCAAAGATCAGTGATTCAGACCAATCGGCGGGACGGTGGAAAGTAGCCGGCAACCCGACCTCGACCGCCATTGCCTCAAGGCGTTTGCTGATGTGGAGGCCCCAATCATCGGTGGGCTTACCGATCAGCCCTTTACCGCGTCGCAGTTGCGCATGATTCGACGGGATCGACAGCACATCAACCGGGGCGAACCGTGCCGCGAGTTTGATGACCTTCCAAAATTCGGTCGCGGCCACGTCGATCTGATCTGTGAGCGCTAATCCGTTGGTGGCAAGCTGCGAACTTGTGTTCTCGATGCCTTCCACGATGTCGCCCACGTCGGCTATAACGATGTGTGCGGGTTTGACTTTGCGAATGTGCGCCTCAAGAGCGACCCGCTTATCTTCCAACCGTGTCAATAGCTCAGTCATCCCGCCGAGATGATCGACCTTACCGGTCTGAATGTCAGCCCAACACACGACTAACGTGACCGCGCGTGCTGCAAGCGCTACCGGAATGTGTTTACTTTTGGCTACATCCGCATACAACGCCGGTAGATCAATAACCGACTTCGACGCATCCGCCAGGATCGGCCGCACGTTGTTTAGCTTGTTCCAAAAGCCGCCGCTCGGGTTCGAGGTCCATCCCCATGTGAACGTCACCGTGTCGGGGTCTTGCCCCTGCTCGCGGATAAACGCCCGGTAATCGTCATGGCCCCATGCGCGGTCACTGTGACGCACATAGCTATCCCCGTTGGGTGTGTGGGTTTCTGACTCGCCTAGCACCGTAACAGCGTTATAGCTTGGCTCATGCTTCAGGTGACGCCTAACGGATGCCTCATCGACATCGAGAAAGCGTGCCCAACCCTTTTTGGTGCGGGACTCATCGACGGTAACACCGGCATTATTAGCTTTAGCACATACTGAACAGTGAGACATGCGCCCTCAATTCGGTCGGTACGATCAACGTTACCAGAATGTGAGCATTTAGCGGGGATATACGTCAATGTGTGGAGCGTGTGGCATCGAAGCCACCTCCAGACAATTCCCTCATGGGGATTTATCGCCTGTCGAACCAATTACGCCCCGGGGTAAGCTCGATCAACCGTCCGGCAGTCTGCCAACCCAAAAATGCCATTTTTAGATAGTTCTATGGCACAACATAAGTCTAACATGCATGTCAAACTGCTCCCGGCTGCATATCTTTCTCATATTCCAATTGTGCTCTTTGATACACCTTTGCAACGTCGTCGCCAAGCTCAAGCATCCACTCGGAATGCAATCCCTCGCGCATTTGGTCAGTAGCGATACATTTGCCCCAGAAACAGACGCGCACATAAGGCCCGCAATCAACAAACTTCACACGACTGAAGACCTCAGACGACGCCCACCGGACATTGATACGTTTCGCAATCATTTCTAACAGGATGGCGCGCTCAATCTCGTGCGCAACAATCAAGTGGCGACCATCGACCACATATTCGATATCACTCATGAAACACCAAGCCCCTCAATTGTCAGATTTTCCACCATCAAAGCCTTATGGCCCGCCGTCTCAAGTTGATAAGCCAGCTCACGCAGCCGGCTAACGCCTTTCCACATTGATGGCGTCTCGGTGTACTCACAAAACCGACACAACGCAAAGGTCTCCGATAGCCCCGATTGACCGTCAGGCTTATAGACAACCTGTAAAGCGACCTCCTGGCGACCGTCCGCGTTCACATACCATTGAAAGTTGCACACCGGGCATGGTGCCATGAGCTCGATACGATTGACACCGTCCAGTTTTTCCTCAATCTGGCGCACCCAACCGCCCCACCGTTTTTCCGCCCGCTGCACGTCCTTATCGCCCGCCTTACCGATGAAAGCCACGTAGGCCTTGCGTAGCGTTTTCTCAAGCTCTGTGCCGCGCTTAGGACGTTCCCCCGACCATTCCAACAGGAAAGCGCCGACCTGTCCTTCTAAATTTTCGTACCGTGTTAGAGCATCTACATCTAATGGCACACGCTCGCGCGCCTGTGATCCCCCGACCCCGCTCCCGACATCGGAGACAATTGCAGCCCGCAACTGTGCAATTAGCGAATCGTGATGCTCGTGATGTTTGCTCCCATCGTCAAGGACCGTCGTAACTGTGTAGCCAATGGTCAGCCGGTCGATCGCATCCAGTAGGTCGTCCATTCAATTCCCCTTAGTTTGGGCAAAGAAAAGTGCCAGTAGACATAATCTACTGGCACGAGACAAATATTGCAGAATATTAGTCAACTGTCAACTTGATTCCATGAAGTGTTAGACGTTGTGACGGTACGGGTTGACGGGCTCGGCATCCCAATCCGGTCCGTCAAAGTCAATTCCATCAAAAAACCCTTCGCCATCAACCCAGCCCCTAGCCCAACCCTCGGCTCGCGCCTTATTCAACTCGGCGGCGTGCCAACGATCAAACTCGGCAGCACGACGACCCGACCCACGCTCACCACACGGATCTAACCGCGCATACTGCTTTCGCACATGCTCGACGGTTGGCATCGTTTCGTCGGTCATCAGAATGGCGTCTCTGTGTTAGCAAGCTCGGTGTACCCGGTCGGCTGTTCCCTATCTTCGCCAACCTCGGAAGTGATCGCCGGGCGATGACCTGACTCGCCTACCCGCTCCACACGGTCAGCCCAAACGACCAGGTCGTAATACGTTTTGCCTGCATGTACCCGTGTTTGAGTTACTTCATTACCCCATACCTGAACCCGATCACCCTTGGCAAACTGGGTCAAATCGATTCCCGAGTTTTTAGCGACTCTGACATCTCGATAAGTTCGTGTTTTTGTGACTGATTTATCAGGATTCTTTATTTCGTGAGGTTCAGCAGTTTTCATCAAAGTCGCGTAGTGAGTGTCCTGAGTCCGACTGAATGCTTCAACAAAGGCTGATTTGATCTCGATCTTGCTCATACGGTAATCCTTTCTCGTGCCCGCACCCGTGTGACCGAGCGTGGGGTTATGCCGATGTCGTCTGCTATCTGTTTAGCCGTCCATTTGGCGCGTGTCAATCGCATAATTCGGTCGATCTGCTCAAGCGACAATTTGCGCCCGTTACCTTCCATGGTGTTACCGATGCCCGTTTGGTTGCTAGAAACGCGCCCAGCAGCCGCACAGCGTCTCTCAGAGGCAATTGCTATCTCCAAGGCGCGCGCATAAGTCATCCCTGCCGGGCTGATCGTTGTTCCGTTCATTTTGTCCGCCTCAATCTCAAATGCTGGTACAGATCCCATTCGGGCTGCGCGAAATCTGCCGGTGTGACCGATGCTAGAAATTGTGTAAACGCATAATCGGCGGCGGTCTCGATGTAGCTCATCGCACACCGTGCCAAGGATGTTCGCGCACGATGTCGCTGCCAAACCCTGCCGTGACGAGTTGCTGAGAATAAATGGCAACCTCATCACGAAACGCCATCGGGCTTTTGTATGCCGCGCACATCGCTTCCCAATTGGTTGGTTTCGGGTGCCCCTCAATCACGACACCCGCGTCTAGCGCTTTCTGTGCCTCCGCTCGACCTGTGCGGATTGCGTGGACGTTCCGGCGAATGTGTGCGGGAGCCAAATAATCCAAAGACTCTTGCCGGTGCATACTCACCGCCTCGATGGAATCTTGAAAATCGAGATCACCGATCGAATCAAACCATTCCGCTAACACAAGCTTATCCGCTTGCCGGTTGTCGCCTAGCTGAATCTTCGCTAGGACTCTCGCGCATTCCTCAAGGGTCATGCTTGCAAACCTTTCTGCTCATCAATCAAATCGGTGGCTAGAGTCATTGTGCGTCGTGCTCGTTGCTCGGGCGTTGGCTTGGCTTGTGTCCGGTCTGACTCGTTCATCAACCAAACTCGCCAAGTAGCAACCCAGTCGACTTTCGTCGCGTTCTTCGTTGTTGATCGCCAATAATCTACAAACTTCAGCGTCACCCTGTCAACGTCAACATTCGGTGCCGATGTCGCCGCCCATGCCCTCATTGCAGCGCTCACCATGAACTCATCAGGTATCCGAGCACCGCGTTTTAGCGGTGCCAATCTTTTGACTACATCGTTAGATGTAGTGGGATGGGATGGGATGGGATGGGGAGCGCGAACATCGCGCGAACTTCTTGCGAACTTCGCCGGAACTTCTTCCGAACTTCGCGCGAAGTTCGCGCGAACATCTTCGGAACGTGTAACTATTTTTCCCCTAATTTTTGACATCCGAGCCCGAGCATCATCACGCTTTGCGAGCACCAAATCTCGCGACGGTTGATAATCTGCCCAATCGTTGAACTGGTAACCGCCATCGACCTGATGCCACAGACCGCACTCCACAAGCGCCTGACAGGCCACTTGACCGCCCATCACCGTAACCATCTGCTCAGTGATAAACCCGTCCGTCAGTTGTTGGCACGAGTACGACAACGCGCGCACCCATAACCCCATCGCATCATTACCGGCAAGCATGACTTTAGGATGAAACGCTAGAGAATCATCTACACGACCCCACGCCATTACAGGCCCGCCTTTCGTCTCCGATATGCCGCTTCAAGGTCATCTATCACCGTAAAACCTCCCTCATCATCGAACAAAACCCAACCCAACTCCATCGTGCCGTGTACGGTCGGCAACCACCGGCGCGCAGGCCAGTCGCCAGGTGCAAGCATTGTAAACCGTGCCACCGCCCACCCATCGGCGAGCGCCTCGTCTGGGTGATTGGTTTTCCATGCATGACACCCCGCACCCAACACGATCAGGTTAGATGCGATGGTGTTGCCTTCCATGCGGTTCTGTCGGTGATCGCGTTGAGGTTGCCCACAATCACGCCTGCACCTTTGGCACGAGTTATTGTCGCGCATCGTTACCATCTCGTAGGCGTCGCGCATCTGCCTAGCGGTCTGCTCAGGCACTTTCGGCGCGATCACAGTTTCCGCCTGTTGACTCGAATAGCTGCACGGTCTTTTGCGGTTGTTCCGCCCCAAATGCCCGGCAACGACGGGTCCTCAAGCGCATAGTTTAGGCACTCCAGGACAACCGGGCAAAGTGCGCAAATTCTTTTTGCCGGTAGCGATGAGCCTTTGAGATCGGGGAAAAAAACTTCTGTATCGGTTTGGGCACAGAGGGCATCATCCATCCATCCAAGGTAGCCGTTATCGCGGATCATATTTCAGTATCCTTGTCAGCTAAATAAAACAGGGGCGCGTCAATTTTTTGTTCAAGGGTAACGATTGTGTCGTTGTGCATACCACCATGTGCAACTAACAGCACTTCCCGAAGAGAATAACCTCGTGACATCCCCATGCCTTGCGAGTTCCACCCAAAACTAACAACCAAGCCACCGGGTTTTACTACCCGTTGAATTTCATCTTTGCAGGCGCTCCAAAATGTTGCCTGTGTTTCGACCTGACTCAAAGAAAGTCCGATTTCGTCATAACATTCTTTGATTTGTCTTGGCGAATACGGCGGATCGAATAAAACTCCGGTGAGAGACTCGGTCTCAAACATTTTTAGGAAATCAAGCGCTTGCATGTGATGTTGAGTAGGTCGATTTGGGTTCAAATCGTTTGTATATTCTGCCGGTGAATTTTCTCCCGCAAATGGATCAGCCCAACCTGATCCGACGCCGACAACGCGGTTCAGCATTTTGCGGATAGGTAAAATTGTGAACGTCCACCGGGAAGGCATCGCCCAAACCCGCTCTACGATTGCCGCGCTCATGCAATCACCTCCCACGCAAGCTGTGTTTCCGTAGCGACTCCGCTGCGAGCTGCGACAACATTAGCCATCCCGCCGCTGCCGGGGAAAAGGTCGGTGAAGTCATCTCCTGGCATCCAGCCGAGCAGGTCGAGCACCCATGAGTTGAACGCGGCAGGCTTCACGCCCGTTAGCCCCTTGCGCATGGTGATTGACTCCGCGAGGTGATCGCGGCCCACGTCCGCACCATCCTTCGATGAGTCCCGACCGGGCGAGAACAGCACCGGCTCCCATGTGTACGCGATCCGCACATTCGCTTTGAACGCGGCAAACGGCTTTACCCATGCCGCCACGCGCGCGGTCGGGAACAGGGGCAGGAGGTCATGGAGATTGCCGCTCGTCATACTCAGCGCCCAACCATCAAACGTATCAAGAGTGACCGCGAGCCGTTCCCATGCAGCGATGTCGTCATACTCACGCACCGCCGCGATCTCGGTATCCGAGTACAATTTGCCGTAACCGAAATACGGGGGGTCAGCATAGGCAAGCCTCATGAGGCAGACAACTTTGCTTTGCGGGCATCCTTTAGCTTCACAAGCTCAGGCACCGACGACACACCGGCCGCCACAATTTGCTGCCATGCGTTTAGCAGTTCATCCAGACTCGTACTAGCCGACAACGACGCCACATGCGCGGCATACGACTCGTGCAGCGGTTGGACCGTAAAGGGTTCACGTTTTCCGCGCGAGGTCGTTAGGTTGACGCTGAACGCCTTAGGGATGTGGGAGAGGTGACTGATCTTGATGCCGCCCACGACATTTGGCCCGAACTTGACGGTGGCGTCACCGTACAGAGTCATCTCGCGCCCGCCATACTCTAAAGCCTCAACCCCCCACGCCGTCACGAGCACACGGCGCATTGACTTGCTTGGCTTGTACGGGCGACCCGGAAACTCGACTAGGTGAATTTCTACTGGCTGCTCTGTGCTGCCCTGTTTGACTTCGGTGATCGTGACCGTCTTAGGGCCGCCGATGTAGTCGTCGAAGTTCTGTTGGTCTGACTTTGGTTCGGTTGTCGCTGAAATGTCCATTAGAAATTTATCTCCCGCTCGTACTTTGTTTCGTGCGCAAACACTAGCCACGTCGGCGCATCCAGTGATTGAATCTCGGTCGTGTAGCCGGGCCATACACCCGACGCCGTGCACTCGGCAAAGATCGCGCGTGCAGCTTGAGCCTTAGCCCGCCCCATGGCTAACCACATTTCTGGTAGCTCAAAGACTGCCACCTCATAAGGGGCAGATTTTTCGACCGCCACGATCATGAACCGTTCAATGAAAGCCGTCTCGGATGCTTCGTACACGTCCATGTAATGCGCGACCTGTACGTCGTAACCCCATTTGGCTACTGACCGCTCAAAACCGTCTTTAGTGGCATCTTCGGTTGTTTTTAAGTCAAGCGCATAAACACCGTTGCGGGTTGGTTCCGAGAGTGCATCGAACCTTGCACGCGACGGCACACCGTCGACATCTGCAAACACCGACACCTCGCGCAGCTCGCACACCTCGAGCAACGGGCGCGCGGACTCGTGAGCCAGGACTGCCTCAGCTATCCCGTCAACCCGGTCAGCATCTACAGCCGACAGAATGGTGAAACCTGCCGCGCGTTGCTCTTGCTCCCACTCAACCGTTGCCGCCTTGGTGGAGGGGTTGCCGGATGGTGTCAAATGTTCGGCAGGGTAGGTGACAGTTAGCCCACCAACACCGAGCACGCGAGTGTGGACTGCATGGCCGACATCGAACGCTCGCGAGGTACGCCGGTGGGTTTGTGCGTACTGAAATTTGCGGGGTGATCCTTTGTATTCGGGTAGCAGCATTCGCGCGCCTGTGGAGCTAAGCGCCCGGTGTGCATGGTATTCGTTTTCTTCCATGCCGTGAACAATCATTAGAAACCCCTTTTGTAGAGAATAATGCCCGCCACGGTTGCGCCGATGACGCACAGGGCAAGCAGGATAACCGCTAAGCCGATCACAGGTCGCCCCGCTCGGGTCGGTTTGCTTGCCGTTTTTCCGCACGTTCAAGAAAGATCGACAGCGCGCCCAAACCGATAAGAACGACAGCGCCCGCGTGCAAGATCGGCCACGATGTCGCCACCAACAGGAGGACGCCCACAAGGATCGCGGTCATGCTGCATCCGTTGTGTACGGGTTTGGGAGGTCAAGAATTGACTCTGTTACGTTAGACAAGGCCCGCATTTCGCCGAGCTGGTATGAACCCAACTTGTCGCGGCGGGCAAGAATTATTGCGGCTGCATCGTTGAGCGCTTTCTGATATGCCATTGCACGCGCAGCGAGCGCGTACTTTTCGACAGTGTTTGCGAACGTGTCTCTCCAATACTCGACAGCCCATTCTGGCTGCGTGTAGGTTGCCCGGTGAGGTGTGGGGATGTAGAACGGGTTATCGCTTGAGGGTTGCACAATAGACCTTTCATGGCGTGGACGTTGACCGGCTTGGATGTCGGTCGGTTGCGCCAAGTGTTACACATGCCGCCCACATTTGGCAACGAAACAAAAACCGCCCGCGCACTTGCGCTGTATATACATCTGTCTATAGACTGATCACATGACAACGACACAGAACACCAGCCCCACCAGACCGGACACCCGCACCGAGCGCGCGACGGTCGCCCCGCTAACTTCGACCGAGGAGCTCCAGTACGGCGGCGACGTGACGATTGGCAAATCGACTCTAATTTGGACCGTCGACTGTATCGAGCACGGGACGATTCACCTCTCTTGCCGCTACCGCCGCGGCGGTCGCCCTTACTCTTGGTTCCGCAACTTCTCGACCGCCGAGGCGCTCCGCGTTCTGAACAAAATCACCTACACCCCCGAGGAGTCCGCATGACAACTCACATGACAACGACAAGGCAGGGCATGAACGCATCCGGCACTATAAAGACCCCACTTCGCGCGATTCGGGTAAAAGCCGAGCTCTGGCAAGCCGCGCAAATAAAAGCCGCCGCCGAACACGTGTCAGTATCTTCAATTGTTATTGCCGCGTTACAAACCTACGTGCAAACCTAAAAAAACACCCCCCGCCAACCTCGACAAGAGGCTAGCGGGGGGTCTTATTTTTTTACTTACTGGCAGGACTCACACTGCAGCTCGTCCATGGGGTCGGTTGGCACTTCGTACTTTTCCATTATTATTCCTAATCTAGCCAGCCGGTTGGCGGTTCCGGTAGCGGGTTCTTCGTGGTGTCAGAGTTGCGGTAGCAGTAATCTATGAGGCTTTTGATGTATAGCCAAGAATGCCGGTCGCGTTGCTCTAACGCCTTTATTCTTTCCTCAAGTTTCACTTGCCGGCTTGAGCTTCGAGCTGCAAGTGCTGTCAAGAATCCAAGCAGTCCAACGATGAGCGCGCCGACTACTGTGAGAATTGTGCCGTCAATCTGGGTCGATTCCATGACACTAGGAAATGTTGGCTTTAGCGATTGCGTTACTCACGGAAAGCAGCAGCGCGGCAGTAGCGACCCCGTACAGTGCTGCGTTTCCGTTCAGTTGTGCCGCGATGACTGAAACGATTGTGGCAGCCGCACCCATCCACTCGCCGATGCTGTAAATGATTTTGCGAACGTGCGCCGGAATCTTCGCCGCCAACTTTTTACTAACCGCAATCATTTCCGGGTTGCTACTGATTGCATCAATCGCTGCCACAATTTCGGCAGGGGTTTTTTTCGGGGTGCTCATGCTTGTCACTTTCGGTTCGGGTTCGGGTACTGGTACAACATTCGGGACCACTGGCGCGACAATCTCGGGAACAGGTACCACAGGAATAGGCGCAACGACCGGAGCCGCAAAAGACGCTATTGTCGCGCCCGCGTAATTCATCGACCAGCCCACATATTTCATAGATGGTTTAGCGGCAATGTACGTCCAAAGGTTGATGACACCGATAGCGGAACCCCAAACGGTGTCGAGGGTGCGCGAGGCGTGAAATACTTCTGTGCCGCCGCCCTTGAGGTCAACCTGCACATGGCCGTCGCCACCATCCCGAAAGAAATGAAATGCGCCGACAGGTGCTTCGGCTGCCATCGGTGAGAGTGGCCCGCTGCACCGTGACACTGAATCAGCCGATGAAATGTCGCCCACCGGATTCCAACCAGGCGTGGTGTACGCACCAAACCGGAACATTAGCGAGCCGCACATGCCAGACCATGACGCTTCCACCGTGCCAGGTGTTGGGTAGAGCGTGG